AAGGCTCCGTCAAGGTCGCGACCTTGACGGAGCCTTCTCCGATCTCGGGCAAGGTCTTTCGATCGTATCACCGGCGGCCGGTAATCTGTTTATGACGTTATCCGACGGGGCCTCTATTGCGGAGGGCCTCGGGCGGTCGTTGACGCTGTTTGTTAATCCTGCATTTGTAGCCGTTGCCGGTGTCACAGCACTAGCCGCCACTGCGCTATTTTTCTATCAAGAAGAACAAAAGAAGGCTGAAGAGGAAGCCAAAGAGTTTAGAGAGACGATAGAGCGATCAAATAAAACCGTAAAAGAGCAGCAGGCCGTTATCGATCGGGCGCAAACAAGCTTATCGACATATGCGACAAAACTACAAGACGCGCAGATGGGCCTTGATGTATTGACAGGCGCTCTTTCGCAGTTTGAGTTGGCACAGATCAGGGCAACGCAAGCAGCGCAAGACTTTCAATCGGGCGCAGAGTCGCAAAATAGAAAGATCCTCGATGGGTTATTTACACAAATTCAAGCGGAGCAGGCCAAGCTCTTTATTCTGGACGAGCAAGCGAATAGACTGGTCGAGCAAGAGGCGGCAATTTTAGCTCAAGGTGGATCGCTGTCTCGTACTGCTGAAATTGCACTAGAGAACGCGCAGACACAAAGAGAGTTGGTAGCTAGTCTCGCTGCTCAATTCAAGACGCAGCAGGGCGTCACGAGTGAGATCGAGCAGCAATCACAAGAGCTGGAGGACATATTAAACAAACAGGCCGAGATTAGACGCGAAAGAGAAGAAGCAGCAGAGGCAGAGCGAAAGAGGGCAGAGGAAGAGCGCAAAAGACGAGAGGAAGAGCGCAAGGCGAGAGAAGCGCAGATCGCCCGAGATAAAGCAGCAAATGACAGATTGAATCGGGCGCAGACAGCGCGCAATCAACTCCAAAAAATATCAGGCGATCTTGATAGTAAACAACTATCAGATCGAGAGTTGATACTCAAAAAGTTTAGAGAACAGAGATCGATAATCCGACAACTGGCCGCGCAGTCTGGAGAAATAGAGCTAGGCCGAGAGATTGAAAATAAACTCTTAGAGGATACAAAGAGACTTCTTGGCGAGATCAACAGCGAAGAGAAGACTCGCACGGATGAACTTGATCGACAGGCTAAAATTATATCCTCGATTCAGTCCTCCATCGGTGCGCTACAATCTCCCGAAGCGCTTGTCGGCAGTCTTGGATCTATTCTGGAAGGAACAGGCGCGCTTGTTGGTGGTCAGACTGGAGCCAATATAGGCACGATCGGCGCTAGTCCAGAGCTAGCCGTGGCAACTGCACTCATTCAATCTGTGGCCGGCCTTGGATCGTCTGTCCAGGGCGCAATCGACGAGGCCGCAGCGGACGGGATAACGCTTAACGAGGAGCAAGCTCGGAAGGTCGTCTTAGGAAATATGAACGAAGCATTTCAGAACTTTACCCGCGATCTTGAAAGAGGGCTAGCGCTACTCCCGCAGATTGTGATCGACGTGTTGCCGGAGTTTGTTGTGACGCTTGCCAAGGTGATCTCCGTTGATTTGCCGAAGTTCCTGGCGTTTGAACTTCCGATCGCTCTTATTCGAGCTATTCCTGAGATCGTGATCGCCGTGATCAATGAAATCGGGTTTTTGTTTGCCGATCTAGTTAATAAATTCGTTGATGCACTAGATCAGTTTTTGAGCTTTTTGCAGACAGTATCGACGCGAGAGGGGCGACAGCAAGCGAGATCCGACTTTTTTCCCAACCTCGCTGATCGCATAGTAGAGCAGTTCGACGGGATCACCGCATTTGTTGAGGCGTTCGAGCGTCTTGATAGTAGAGTACGGCCGAACGGGGGCGCATTTGCCGGCGGCGGGGCGTTCATCCCGCAGGCGCAGGGCGGCATGAGATTTACCGGATCGTCGCGGAGCGGGCTTGCACTCCTACATCAAAATGAATTCGTTGTTCCTGCGAGTGGACAACGGCCGCAAACAGTCGACCGTCAGATGTCCTCCATGGGCGGCGGTGTTAATATAGTTATCAATAGTCCAGTCGTAGAACAGAACGCCGTCGACGCGCTTGTCCGGCGCATTGAAGAGCGATTTAATAGCAACTTCGGACTGTCATCGTCGAATCTCTTTGGGGGTAGATAATGAGCGCTAAATTCTTTTATTATCCGGAGCCAAACGGATCACACCTGGTCGAGATTGATCTAGGCGAGGATCTGGGCGAGCTGTTCAGCGACTTCTCGATCGACGCTGTCGACGGCGTGACAATGAGAGGCGGCATACAGCGCTCAGTCGGACGAATGGGCGAGGTAATTACCATTCAACGCGATCGGCTCCAGTTGGGCGAAGATCTAGCCTATCAGTTCATGGCGCTTCAGAATCATCTCGATCGCGGCTTCTCTTGTGCGTTCACTGCGGATCACACGAAGGCATGGGCGGCTCCGATACGCAATTATCTTGTTGCCGGCTCCTTTACTGTGCAGGCGTTCGGGAATCCCTTTACAGCATCGATCGGAACCAACACGCCGGTAGACGGTGACTTTGTTGTCATCGAGACGAGGCCACCGGCACAATTGCAGGAGATGCACAAGATCTCCAGCGTTGCAAATCTAACAAGCTCCGGCGGTTCATTTACCGTCCAGAAGAGAGTTAACTTCGACTACAACCGCAGCGCATTCGCTCGACAGTATCGCACGTGGCCGATTCTGAAACGACCGCAGGCCGATGTCGGGCAGAACATAATCACCAACGAAAACGGCCGCTTGTTCTCGCTGTCGATTCGGTTGGTGCCCGACTATGAGACATTGTTCGCGTATCACAACGAGTTTTTCGACGGGATCACGAGCTTGGGTGTGCAGTTGGCCGGCCCGCCGCCGCCGTCCGGAACACTCCCACAGGGCAGTGGGCGCACCGGCTTCGATGGAGTGCCAAAGAGATTTACGGAGCGCAATCCCGATCTGGATGAGCCGTTCGAGGGTGGATCGCTGCCGTCAGCACTCGGAGAGACCTAAATGTCTTGGGGATCTTCTTTTGTTGCCAGCCTAGACAGCCCGAGCAAATCAATCGAGTATGCGCTGCGATTCATCGGACACAGCAACGATTATTTTTTAGGCACAGCCCGAACAATCGGCAACAATGGACTAATCAGCTTGGGAGCGGCACAAGTCACGATCGACAATGCACGAGTCACCCCGCAAAGGTGGAGCGTCAACTTCGGCGGCTTCAGCATCGAGATTGTCGGAGACTTGCGACCGATCAGCACCTCCGCATTCCGGAAAGGCGCGATCGCCGAGTTGTTTATGTCTCGCAATCGCGGACAGCCTGAGCGCGTCGCCATCGGACAGCTTCGATCGTTGTCAGGCGGGCGGGGCGTTTGGCGGCTGGAGTTTGGGGATCTGATCTCAGCGATGACATCCAGACTATCGACCAAGGCGGAAGAGTTGAGCTTCTACTACAACGCCGGCACAACGACGACAGTATCGACAAATTTTAACTTCTCCTCGAGCAATCAACTACATCTCGCCGACATATCGAACTTCGAGAAAGGTGCAAACTTCGACGGCATGGCATTTGTCACAAATGCCGCCGGATCGAGCGCATACTATACATGGAGCAGCAAAGTAACGACCAGCGCGCCGGCCGGTTATCTCGTGATCACGAGCACCGGATCATGGCCATCAACAGCGACGATCGGAACATTGCTATCAGGTGACAAAGTGATGGCCGTCACTCGATTGCAAGGCCGGCCCGATGAGGTGTTCGCGCGTACGCTCATGAGCACTGGCAACGCCACGCAGGGATCCTTCGATGACTTCCCGAAAGCATGGGGTGTTGGCATCAATTTTATATCGAGCCTCATCAATAGCCAAGACATGGATCTGTGGTACAACAATGTCTGGAAAACGGCCACCGGCAATCACCATATACAACTCGTGATCTCATCTCCGCAGGACAGCGGCATCCGCAACCTGATCAACTCGACTTTAGAGCTTGGCATGTGGCCGGTGTTCCGTCAAGGGCGGATCTCTTGGCGTGTCTGTCAAGATCCAGAAGCGGCCGTTGCTGTATCCATTGCCGAGAGCATCCGCGATCGGGACATCATACAGATCGAATCTCATTCAATTTATTCTCCGAGTCAGTCTGTCGTCCATGGCAAATCATCGATACTTACGAGCAACTCTGCCGGCGTTGAGGCCATACAGGCGCTATCTGTTACAAACGTTCGAGCACTGCCGGCAAACAATGAGATCCAGCGCGACAATCGATTCATTTACCGCATAGACACGCCCGCGCAGTCGAGCAAAGCAACCAAGGATCTCGGCCGAATGAGCGCATGGGATCTGTACACCTATGAGGAGCTATCTTTAGCCGTCTCCGAGCGATTTGCGGGACTGGTCGCCGGTGATATAGTCTCGATCACGTCGAGCATGATCTATGGCTACAAGGAGGCAGCGGGCAAAACATATCTCGGCCGGCGTGGCATGATACTCGGGAATCGATGGCTTCCAAATCAATCACGATGTATATTGTCTATTGGAGTCATATCAAAATGAGGCTACATCTTGCCGGCAAAAGACCAGAAATATTTGATCGCGTTGAAGCGCTCGGCTTTCAAGTTTTTGACTCTGGAAAACCGTACGACCTCAACATCATCGCCGAGCGCAACCCAAAAGGCGAGGCCGATAAATTCGATGACTATCTGCATGTATTTTACAAATTGCGCGGGGAGTGGCAATGGCATGTCTACTCCGTGACGACCGATGCGGGGCTGTACTACCTCAAAAATTACGGAGTGCCGAGCGGCACTGCGATCCTTTGTCATCCTCAGCAGATGCGCGGCGTATACAGAATCGACAAACATAACGGAAAATATGACGCACTTTGTCAGCGCAATGGGCCGGTGAAGGTCTGGCGGGATCGCAACAAAGACCACATCCACGACATGACGGGCGAAGTATACGAGGGCTACTTTGGAATCAACATCCATAAAGCCGGCATCAACTCCGTGGAAGTTGGCAAATGGAGCGCCGGCTGTACCGTTTTCGCGAACGAGGCCGACTTCGACGAGTTCATGGATCTTTGTCGCAAGCAAGTAAAAAACACCGGCTGGGACAGCTTCACTTACACGCTGATCATGGGGGAGTAATGGGCGAGACAGAGATCATCGAACTGCTGATCAACGGAGGCGCAAACGCTGGTTTTGCTGCTTTTCTGCTGTGGCAGTTTTTTTACCAACAGAAGAGGCTAGACGCACGAGACAAACGAAGCGAAACGCGCGAAGACAGCCTGCGCGATCGATACGAAAAAGACCAGATCGCACTCAGAGCTAGATATGACGATGTTATCAAAATGTACCAAGACAAGGAAGAAAAAACGCGCGAGACACTCGTGCAGCGTATCACGCAGATCGACACGCAATTAGATCAGGTAGAGCGCAAAGTTGACGAGTTGGCAACGAGATTACAGGCGCTCAATGATGTTGTCAACGAATTGAAGCTCCGCGAGATCGCCAGATCGCAGAACGGATCGCCTCCGTTGACACAATGCTAACAGTGTGATACTTAGCTCAGGCAGGACGTGAAGCCCCTGCTCTTCGTTGTTGATAGCCCGATCCGGTAAGTGGTCGGGCTATCTTTTTTTGTGTTTTTGAAAAATAATGCTTGCTATTATGCGCATAGTGTTGTTATAGTATTGACATGGCAAACAAGCCACAACAACAACGAGGAAAAAATGGACTGGAAACAAGCGAAAATATTTATATTGGACGGATTAATTTACTTCTGCGCCGTGGCGTTCTGTCTGTACGGATCTCTCTTCTTCATTAAGATCGCCTGCGGGGGATAGGCATGTACAAAGTCACAGTATTGTTTGAGACTGGCAACAGCCGGACGAGATGGACGCACTCACTAGACATGGCGCGCTTCATCTGTCAACAAGAGCAGCGAAAAAGAGCATGTGTTTTCTGGATGATTATGCTAGGGCAAGATATAATCGATCATGCCTGAGAGGGGCTAATTTTGAAAGTGGAAGGATAAAAAAGGGGAGAGACGCAAGTCTCTCCCCTTTGAGCGTGTGAGTATTGATTAAGCGAGGTAACGAACAGTCACTACATCGCCGTTTGTGAGGGCAGCGCCAAAAGTGACGCGGCCTTTTCCGCTAGCTCCCGTGTTGTCGATCTTGTAATTGTCTTGCGCGTCTGGAGTGTCTTTGTACTCCATCAACAGACCATTCACGGCAACAGTAAAGAACTTTTTGAAATCCAGGTGAATCGCGAAATCGAGATCGATCGTTGAAGTTGATCCATCGCTGACAGCCTCACGCTTGAACTGACCATCAAATCCGATCTTGTCAGTAGTTACAGCACGATTCGAAAGTTTCGCAGTAGAGACACCAGCATCTTTGATTCGCAGCTGATCGGAGTTTGTCTCGATCGTTGCATCATCAACACCGACAGCCAACGATACAGATCCGCCCAAAGAGACAGATCCGCCGCCGCTTAGCCCGTCACCGGCTGTAACAGTTACAGCGCTGTTAGCTAGCTTGGCGTTGGCGATACCGCCCGCGCTGATTGCTCCGGCAATCGCATCAGCGGTGATACTACCACCGAGGGCAGTAGCAGCTCCGGCAATGGTGATCGAGCTGTTAGAGAGCTTGGAGTTTGCAATTGATCCGGCCAATTGAGCATTGGTGATCGTTCCAACAAGAGAAGACGTCGGATAGTTTGTTGCGTCGGCCAAGTCGAACGCTGGGGTGGCATCTGAGCCACCAAGAGACAACGAGACGCCACCAAACGACACGCTAGAATTCGCAAGCTTTCCGTTCTCGATAGATCCAGCGAGTTGGGCGTTGGTGATCGTTCCAACAAGAGAAGACGTCGGATAGTTTGTTGCATCAGCGAGATCAAATGCTGGAGTAGCATCTGAGCCACCAAGAGCAACGCTCACACCGCCAAGAGATACGCTTGAATTTGCAAGCTTCGAGTTGGGGATAGATCCGGCCAGTTGAGCATCTGTGATCGTGCCTGCGCTGATTTGCGCAGCAATTGAATCTGCTGAGATCGAGCCGCCCAAAGAGATCGAGGCTCCGGCAATCGAGATCGCGCTGTTGCTGAGCTTGCTGTTCTCAATGCTCCCGCTGAGCATTGCATTCGTGATTCCCGCAGCCTTGACACGCAATGCATCCGAGTCGATCTCCAAGCTTGATCCGTCGACATTGACGGACAGCGTGTTGCCTGATTTGGCAAGCCCGTTCCCAGCAACGATGTTACCGGCCGAGCTGAATTGGACGTAGTTCTGGCCAGCGAAGCTAGAAAGCTCGGCAGTCTGAACGAAACCTTCATCGGCGCTGGTTCCTTCTTTGACGAAGAAATAGGCACTTTGCAACTTTGCGAATGTATCGGCATCAGTTGCACGAGACATGGCCGAGCCGCTGGAGGCGTAGACATAGATCCCATTTTCGGAATCAGTTGACTGATTGGTCAAGACGACACGATCCGCGCTGGCCATTGTGACACCATCGATCGCCGCTGGAGCGTTTGAGATGTCGACGTTAGCGCCAGACAGGACGCGGACAGCTTGCTTTGGAGAAAGTCCCTGCAACTGGGCATCGACGTATCCTTTGTTGGCGGCGTGTTGCGACTGAGTTGGTGTTCCAACGGATACAGCGCCGGAGAAAGAGAAATCATCGGAAAGGACGAGTTTTGCGGCCGTGATCGTCGAGTTTAGGATCTGACGGCCTCTAATTTGTACGCTCATTGCATACTCCTATTTTGTGGGTTAAGACGTCGACACCTCATAATCAACAACGACTTTATCCCCTGCAAGCGGGGCGAATGTAAAAGAGACACTTGTTCTTTCCACGCCTTCACTCACGTCGTCGCCGATCAGCTGTCTTACCCCATTGTAATATACGCGGATCTTGCCTGCGACAAATTTCTGGCTCGTTACAAACGTTGTATTTTGCCCATTGACCTGTCCAGTAAGATTCTCCGTCACTTCAGCGCCCGATCCGCTGCTGTCGGGCAGTGTACCTCCATCTCGATTGAATGCTCTAGCGATGGCCATACCTACCCCCTGTCAGCCCAGACGATCTCGACATAATCAACGTCGATCGTTCCCGCATTTGTCTTGACAAAACAATAAAATTGATCGTTCTCTTCAAGTGCCAGGAACCCATCGACCGCAAAACAGGCCGTTCCTTTTGTCGCTGTTGTGAGGCCGGTAAAAATTGCGCTCGCTGTATCCGTCACAAGACACTCGTCGCCGCCCGTATCGCGACAGATTCGAAGCGTTGCTGTCGTTGCGCTGACGATGTTGCTGCATTGCACCTGAATGATCGAGACAAAGCCGTGATAAGCCGCTGTCGGCGGAAACATACCCATGTCAACGAGCAGCACTTTCCCAACATCGAAAGAATTGCCAATGCCGGCGACCGCTGCGCTCCTTACGCGTACTATCATAGTAGACTCCTGGCTCTATTGATGCCGCGCCGGATCTCCAGCCGAGCTAGGAACTTGATCTGCGGCGGGCATATGTTTTGTAGCAAACGCGCGCAGTCTTCACAATCTGAGAGCGCTGTATGGGCATCTCTTCGTCTCCATCCTAAAAACTCGCATACTGCGTCCAGTCTCATCGAGGAAAGGCCATACGGGGCCAGCACGGCCCGACAAAGATCCCTCGTGTCCAGATATGGAGATGTTAATCTGATGTCGATGCCGTTTGAGCGCCCGAACGCTTCAAGAAACTTGCGATCGAAATTCAAATTGTGTCCGACTGTGACGCCGTCTCGATGGCGCTCTAAGAATGTCCATATCATTCGCGCGGCGTCCTGCTGAGAGAGCGCGAATCGCCATCTGTACTCATTGTATCCATTGACTTGCATCGCCTCTGGATCTGCCGTGTCGAGCGCGCGCGGCTGGATCTTGATCTCTAGTTTCTCAACCACTTTGTGATCGATCAGGACGACCGCTCCGAACTCGATAACCTCGTGCTTATCGGGATCTAGCCCCGTTGTCTCTGTGTCAATAATTACGAATTTCATTGCTCTACGTTGTTGCATTGTGTATATAATAGGGATAGGCTCAATACAGCCTAGGCAAATAGTAACACAACAACGGAGAAATATCAATGTCAAACAAGTTACACTTTGCGATCGTGCCCGACAGCCTGATCGCCAAACGACGACCAGAAGAGCTGCAAATCTATTGCGAGCTTTACATGCTCGAAGTCTCAAATCAACGATACACTCTGAAACTGATCTGCGCGGATCGCAATTGGAAATACACGACAGCATATCGACTTCTTCGGCTGGCCCGTGAGGCGCTCGGCACGTCACGAAAAAACAAACGAACAAACAAAAATAGAGGACAAACAAATGCAAACAATAAAAAACAGATCGCAAAAAATAATCTTGATACTCCCCGTCCTGTCGATACTCGTGTTTCAAATGCAAAAACAGAACGCAAAGAAACGCAAACGAATAGAAATACAGAACAAACGAATACAAATAATGAAAAAGGCCGTCCAGATAGCCCGCAAAGCGTCGACGTTGTAGCGCCTCTACAATCAGAATCAGAATCAGAATCAATTACTAACGATCTAACGAGCGGCCTTCAGGCTGGAAGAATTGGATCTATCCAGGGCTGCGCACCTATACCGGAGCCAACCAGAAAGCTTCTCACCTACAAGGAATTCTCTAGACTGAGCGCCAACGCTCAAAGCAATTACATTGCCAACATGGGCGAGCGCTGGGCGGATAAATAATTTTTTACATTTTACGCTTGCAATATAATCATTATGCGCATAGAATAATCAGTGAGCAATGAAGCTCAACAACAACGGAGATCAAAAATGTACTACATTTTAGTGAAATACTACTACTACAACAACACACTCTACGCCCCCAAGGACAGCCCGATGGAGGATGCTTGGGGACAGAAGCTTACATTCAAGTCGGTAGACGAGGCGCGTTCTTTCCTGGCCTCGATCGATGTCGATACACAACTCACGCAGCAGACTTACACGACGTCCGGCTGGTACAGCCTCGCGCATGGAGAGTACGACAGGCCAGACTATCAGATCCGAAAGTCTAGAGAGGAAAAGAAGAAGACTCTTTTCCCCGATGAAGAGCTTCCGACAATCGGCTTTCGTGGCAACAAGAAGATCATCAACAACGGAGAATGACAATGAAGTATTTTTCAAACGACTTGCCTATGTATTACGCCGAGATCGGCAAGGCGGTTTTTATCACGCAGCCGATTGTCAGCACCGACCAAGCTAAAAACATCAAAGCTACAATTGAGAGAGATCGCGATGTTGCAGCGGCTGCGAATCTCCTTGGCCAATTTGTCAGGGCAACGAGATCAGCTCAGGAAGATCTATCTGTCGAATTCAGCTGTGGAGATGTTGGATACATTGCATATGTATCTGAGCACATGGATCAAGAAGATCTCTATGGATTCGTCGTGCGCTTCCTCGGCGGCCACTGCTCAACGCTGTTTGTTGACGAATTTGAAATCTACAACAACGGAGAACAACAATGAAATCACTCGAAGAAGCTCTAAGCGTGTACAGCCTGATCAGGCTGTGGAAGCGCGACGCTTGCCGCATACTTACTCGATACTACTGTCAGCAAAACAATCGCGAGGTTTTTGTAGACAAGCGAAAGACGATGCTCACGGATCTTGCCGCCGCGCACTATTCGGAAGCGCTGACTCTGAATGTAGAGGACATATACGAGCTACTCGTCGAGATGAAACAAGATCAGATAACTTGCGACAACATCGACCGACAGATTAAAGACATCATCAACAACGGAGAACAACAATGAACAACAATCTAATCGCCGCCTTTCTGAGCTATTGTGACGACACATGGAAAAAAGGCACCTACTACCGCAAGAATACAGCCGCGATCCTAGAACGATCGCTCGCTCGCGTCCCCTCGAACGTCCTTCAAGTCATCCTTGAGGACTACAAAGAGAACGACATGAGCACCTTCGCACAGAACGCGGCCGAGCTTAAGCGCTACGTTCGCGAGCATCGACTATCACAAGAGGAGTGGTTCTTGATTGATCGCGGCGTGTTCTGCCGCAACTGCCGCACAGACGAAGAAGGCAAGGAGGGCGGCTGGCGTGTACTTTGGGCGCGTTACCAGGACACCGACGAGCGAGGCAACACGAGAGAGCGCTCCGATACATGGAGCTGCCGTTGCGATTGCGAGCCGGCGCAAACGCTCAACGGCGTAGACTGGAGAGTGACAGCCCGACGTATCCGCGCACAAGATCCGAACGCCGCGATCCGCTGGGATCATTGGTGTGGCCCTGAGTGCCAGACATGCGCCTCTCTTGGCCTGCGCCCGCGCGCCACCGAAGGAAGGATGCGCGCAACGCTGCAAAGCGATCAGATCTGGGAGCACCGAGTTAAAAGCGGATACTTTACCGATGAGGGTGGCGAGTATGCGCCCAACTGGGATCATTCGATCTGGCTGACATCGATCGGACATATGATCCTGCGTGAGATCGAGGAGTCTCACGGAGTGCGCTTGGTGCCTCCTGAGCACGTCCGCGAGGCACGACGCAAGCGAGCCACGAAAGACATGCGCAAAGACAAATTTGACGCGCTTGCGCGCACGGTGATAGGACTCTACAATGATTCGTAACCTCCACAGACTACGCAGGGATCTTGAGGCCGGCGAGCGCATCCAACTCGTGCGCTACCGGCCCGCCGATCTTGTTGCCCATGAGTTCTGCTTCCAGCGCGTCAAGCGCAGCGGAGAGGAGCAATACACCTGTAACGAGCGCTTTGACGGCGACGGCGTACAGGAGGATATGTACACGCTTGAATCGGTCGAGGCACTCATCTATTTTTTACTGAGACTTAAATTTGAAATTAACTATCCATCAAAGGAAAAAACGCAATGAAGAGAAAAACAAAAGAGATCGCATCGACCGCCCGCCCGAAAAAGAAGGAATCGCCCGACTCGATCCTGATGATCCCGATCGAAGTCAGCAAAGAACAACTAGAAAGCATCGAAAAGTTAGCAAAGAAGGATCGACACGAAGACCCCGCAGAATGGGCAAAGAAGCAAATACTCCGGATCGTTGCTGATAGAGGTAGAGAAATAATGTAATGATTTTTTTTGACGTTGTATATAATGCGTACTATACTATCAATACAACCAACAACAACGGAGAACAACAATGAACAACAACGAAGAAAGAATGCTGTGCGACGTGATCGCGCTTGACGTGCACGATCCAGAGCTGGAGCTTGCGCTCTTGGAAGAGGTCTCTCGGCTCGCTGTCGAGATCTTCGGCGCTGAAAGCACCATTGACAACAACGGAGACGATCTGCCGCTCGGCATCTTACGTCTTCCTCATCCAGTGCGATTCGACATTGGATCGTATCGTATCATCATGCTAGGAGTAGCCCATGAAGAAGCTTAGAGTAAAAGAGATTGAAGTCCTCGTGCCATCGCGCAACGAGGCATTTAACAGCAGAGTAAAAGCGACGGGCCGGACAAAGCCCGTCAACATCACGCTCGACCCTGCAACCTTGGGCACACTTGATCGACTGTGCGCTCAGTACAACACCAGCCGCTCGGCGCTCATTCGCGCGGCGATTGAGGTGCTCAAATGAAAACAACTCTCGAAGACTATCGGGAGCATCTAAAAGAAGAGGGGATCGAAAAATCCCCTCTTTGCGATGATGTTCTATTCTGGATCGAGACAAACGGACTGCCCGTCGCGATGTCGCAGATCTGGCAAGCATTCCCGAGCCAAGGGCGCGGAGACATTCGATCCGCAGTACTGTGGCTCGTTATGGAAGGCTTTGTATCCTGCGACCCGTCGAAGACACGCTATCGAAAATACGAGGCCGATCCGCGCTACCTCAAGCGCCGGCGCAAAGAGATCGAGGCGGAGAAGCAATCAAAGAAAGAGAACACCGCGCAAGACACAATGCTTGCGCTTGACCCCACGATCATCAATGGCGACGTGCGAAAAGTCATCAACGAGGAGATCGCCAGATTGAGCGCCATACAATGCGCCTCGGACATTAACACCAACGCAAACAACGATCTCATGGTGTCGATTCAGAATGCGCATGTTGTCGTCGTTTTGACGCCTAAAGAGACTCCGTATGCAAAGATCCGCGAGTTCCTGGGACGGCTCGACACGCTGACGCAGCTCAACGAGGGCCTATTTTTTGACCTAGACACGGAGAGCGATCATGGAGAATAACGAAGAGAACGCAGCGCAATACATCGACATTGACGAGTTGATCCCGCATCCAGATAACCCAAGGATAAACGATCACGCCGTCGAGGAGGTCGCCGGCTCAATCAAGCGATTCGGCTTCGCTGCGCCGATCATCGCCAGGAGAGAAGACAATACTGTGATCGCCGGTCATACACGCCTCAAAGCCGCAAAGAAGCTCGGGCTGTCAAAAGTGCCCGTGCGATTTATGGATCTCGATCCCGTCGATGCAAAGCTCCTGATGTTGGCAGACAACAAGATCGGCGAGCGGGCAGACTGGAACGACGATGCACTGCAAGCGATCTTCGAGGAGTTGCAAGACGAAGACCTGAGCGGGCTAGGATGGGACGAGGAGGAGTTGTCGGGCATACTTGGCGACCTGTATAGCGAAGACGAGGAAGAAGTGATTGTCGAGCCTCCTGCGCCCGTCCAAAGTGATTTCAACTTTACACTATTGAAGGGCAATTGTTTGGAGAAGCTGAAAGAGATCCCAGACAACTCGATCGACAGCATCGTGACCGATCCGCCGTATCATCTCATGTCTGTCGTGCAGCGATACGGCAAAGAAGGATCTGCGCCGGCTAAGCATGGATCTGACGGCCTGTATCAAAGACAAAGCGCCGGTTTTATGGGACAGCAGTGGGACGGCGTTGGAGAAGATGGCAAGTGTATCGCTTTCAATGTTGAGCTATGGAAAGAATGCTATCGAGTACTGAAGCACGGCGGGCACATGGTAGCATTCAGCGCAACGAGAACAGTGCATCCGATGGGCGTTGCGATTGCCGATGCGGGCTTCGAGATCCGCGATATGATAAGTTGGCTGTACTTCTCCGGATTTCCGAAGAGTCACGATGTATCAAAGGCGATTGATTCAAGAGATAAAACAGACAAATCAAGATCAAGACAATTGCGTTTTACTGAATGGATGCGATCAACAGGATTGAAAGCAAAGCAGATCGATCAATACACTGATACAAATATGGGATCGCATTATCTTAGCAGTAAATCACAGCCCGCAATACCTACAAGGGATCTATTTGAGAAGATGCGCCCACATATCCCGATCCCTATTCCTAATTGGGTTGAGGAGTATGTGGATTTTAGGACAGTTGAAAGTGAAAACATGAAAAAAAGAAAGATAGTTAAGACCGTAAAAACCAATAAACTGTTGTCGGGGATTGTTTCCTGCGGTCGAGGTATTGGAGATTCTTTTGATATGAATATAACAGCACCAGCCACCCCAGAAGCCAAAAAATGGCAGGGCTGGGGCACAGCATTGAAACCAAGCTACGAGCCTGCGATCCTTGCTCGAAAGCCACTGGAGAAGGGGCTGTCTGTCGCTGAGAATGTATTGAAGCACGGCACCGGAGCGATCAATATAGATGCTTGTCGTTTTGCCTATGGCGATCCGTGCTGGGTCGGGCCACAGCATGATCATTCTGATCAATGGGACAATCCAACGATCGGATCATTGCAGGCGTTCCACTATGCGAAAGATACCACAAGAGATTTAAATGCTAAGAATGATATATCAGGCTACAAGCCAGAAAGGGGTAGATGGCCAGCTAACATCTATCAATGTCCGAAAGCATCGAGATCCGAGCGCGAAGCCGGCTTAGAGCATTTGCAAGGCAAATCAGGCGCTGAGGCTGTCGATCGCAACGAAGGATCTGCCGGTCTCGATAACCCAAGAGCGGGCGCAGGAAGAACGGCGGATCAAGTCAAAAACTTTCATCCGACAGTCAAGCCGATCGGCGTTATGCGCTGGCTATGTCGACTGATCACGCCTCCAAATGGAACAGTGCTCGATCCGTTCTTGGGATCTGGAACAACGGCCGTAGCTGCGTGTCTTGAAGGCTTTGACGCGATCGGCTGCGAGATGACAGAAGAATACTATCCGATCATCGAGGGCCGGATCGAGTGGGCAAAGCGCGAGAGGGAACATGGGCCGAAAGAGTAAATTTACAGACAAGTATCGGCGAAAGATCCTCGAAGCTACAAGTCTAGGATGCACAAGAGCGATCGCTTGCAAATATGCTGGCATTTCGGAGTCTATCCTGTACGACTGGATGAAACGAGGACGCGAGGCGAAAAGCGGCGCTTATTTTGATTTTTACGGAGAAATGCAACGGGCGGAGGCAATGAGCGCGATTCGTGCGCTCTCAACGCTTCATACGGCAATGAGTGACGGTGGAACTGAGGCGGTGCGAGCTGCGTCGTTTTTATTGGAGCGTCGCCACGGATACAACAAACAAGAGAAAGCTCCGGTTGAAATCACGATCAACCATGATACACTTGATGTCCCTAGACTGTTAGAGGAGGTGCGGCAACAGCAAGAGAGGCTTCGGCCGATCGCGTTGCCCGTAATCGATCTTGATGAGGAGTAGAGACATGCTAGAAGAAGACGATTGGATCTTGATCTGCGTTGCGTTTGTTTCGATCTTGATCGCCCTGCTACTGGTCGCGGCGACACATGGATAAAAAGCTCCTTATTCAGTACCTGGAAACATCGGCGAAAGTCGAGGAGATCGCACGATCGTTTCCGCTTGCCGTCTCTCAACTATGGGAGCCGCACTGCTGCCGATGGGATGGCAGGGCCGGACAGTCGGAGCGCCTGCGGGGGTGCGGTGGCAAAATGAATGAGATTCAGAACGGCATGTATCATTGCCCGACCTGCAACATAACCGAGCACCGTACAAGCCAAAGAAGGGCTATACTTAGCCTCGGAAGCGAAGCAACACTAATCAGCGGGGGAAATAGATCGGGGAAGAGCGAGGCGGGCTGTATGCTCGCTGTTGCGACCGCTGCGGGCCGTGGTGAGTGGTGGGTGCGTGAATGGCTACGCCTCAACAATCTGCCAGATGATCTTGTGCCCGCTGAGCCGTCAGAAGTTTGGGTTAGTGCATTGAGCTACGGCGATGCGCTGACATATTTGAGACCGAAGATCGAGAAGTACTGCCCCGCAAACGCTAGATATATTCGCTGGAGAGCACAAGATCGAGCGAGTGTATTGTTTCCAAACGGCGGAAAGATCCTGTCGATGTCGGCGGACGCAGGCCGCGAGAAGTTCCAAGGCGGAGCTGTCTCGCTGGTTGTCCTCGATGAAGAGCACCCGCAGCCCATATTCGACGAGAGCATGCTCCGCTGCATTGACAATCGTGGGCGCGTCGTGCTAACAATGACTCCGCTTCTGGGGATCACTTGGCCGCATGACATCTTTTTCGAGAACCCCCAGAACGGCTACACGCAATACGCAATTAGCGGACTAGACAACCCGTGGATCTCCTCCGTCAAACTGCGCAAAGCGATCGCGCATATGAGCGAAGAGAGCCAAAGAACGCGACTATTCGGAGACTTTACCAATCAGCAAGGCGTTGTCTATCCTGAGTTCAAAAGAGCGATCCACGTCGTCGACTCGTTCGATCCGCCGGCGCACTGGCCACGAGATCGAAGCATCGACTTCGGAGTGCGCAATCCTTTTGCTTGTCTCTACTTTGCACACGACGAAGAGGACGACGTGCTGCACGTATACGATGAATACTACGCGACCGAACGCACGACAGTAGAGAACGGGCGGATACTCAACAACCGAGATCCTAGCTCTCGCTTTCGCTGGACTGTCGCCGATCCTGAGAGCCGTGACGGACGGCTCACACTGTCGCGAGAGTGCTCCATTGAGACACGCACAGCACCAAAACATATCGGCGTAGTAGAAACAATCAATTGGGTGAAAGAGCGGCTTGCGCTCGACGCTGAAGGGCGGCCGCATCTCGTAATTCATTCCAACTGTAAAAATCTACTCCGCGAGTTTCGGCTATATCGCTGGAAAGGCGGAGGTGGCAAGGATGCCCCGCAGAAGAAGGATGATCATGCGCTTGACGCATTGCGATACCAGGTGGCATTCTTGAAGCGATACCTAATGCACCAATGAGGACGACATGAAGCAATCGATCAACATCACAACGTCAAACGCTTTCGGCGCGTGGTTGAAGGGGTACTGTAATCGGCACAAGATCCGCGTCTGTGACCTGTCTAGGGTGCTCGGGGTAGGTAGACGGCATATCACACACTGGATACAAGGAACGAGCCACCCGCGACTCGTCAACGGCGTGTTTCTCATTGATGCGCTGTCAAAGATCACCGGAGAAGATGGAGTCGCGATCTATGTCGATATGCGTGGCCACGTAAAAAAAGACTTCTAAAACGGAGAAGGCCCGCACTAGTGCGGGCCTTCTCTTGTTGATTGCTTATTTTTTATGCTGGCCATTCGATTGGCTCTACGTAATCAAGAAGCTGATCAACTTGATTCTCACTTGTCTTGTTTTCGTAAGCATCAAAAAGAAACGCTCTAACGATCTTTTCTTCTTCTGTATATTCTCGCATCGGCTTGACCATATCAAGAATAATTTTCTTAATCTCTGTTGACGTGTATTTGTTGATTCTGTTTGCGAGTCTTTGCTTGGCTTCTTGCTTAGTCATTTTGTTCTCCGTTGTTGGTTACACTTATATACTATCACTATTATACGCATAATCAAGTATTATTTTAATTTATTTTTATCTTTCGCAACAACACCCTATTTATCGAGATTATAGAGAGTAGATTTATTCGTCAATCACAATCGGAGCTATAGTGCAACGGCAATTTATATCCATCTCCGGCGCACCGAAGGAGGCCGGCGCAGCGCCGCTATATTTGCCGATCTTGAACTCTTCGCCGGCTGCGACTGTCTGCCCGTCGAGCCGCTGGTGATCGGGCCGCACTCTATCGTCATTCGAAGAGATCCATTGCTTCAGGATTTGTATCCCTTCTTCCTTCTCGATCTTGTTGTACGCGTCGTTCGTTGCTCGATTGATTGCGCTTGTCGTCTCCGTCTGTGCAATCAGGCGAGCTCTTGATTCGCTGAACGGTAGATACTCGTCTCTATCTATCTGCGCGGCGATCTCGCGATTACTTAGGCCCTCTTCGATGCCCTCTCGGATCGTCTTGCGTAGCCGATCGCGCGTTGTCTTTTCCATCTGCTTCGCGAACTCCTCGACGAGATCAACAGTAATACTTCGATCGCCATAGCGAAAGTCGAGCGGTCGCTGTCGTCCCAACATCTCGTATATTTCATCGATCGTCTCGTTGCCCGTCAGCATCCAGGTGTCAGTATAGAATCGGCCGATCGTGT